CCGGCAATGATGGTGCTTCCGGACATAAAAATGCTCAACGAGATGGAGAAGACGACGCTGCGCGCCGGACATCTTGCCGTTGATCCGCCTCTACTGTTGCTGGAAGACGGCACTCTGCAGGGTTTCCAGATGCGCCCGCGCGCCCTCAACTATGGTGGTCTCAATGAACAAGGGCAGCAGATGGTGCAGCCGCTGGAGACCAAAGCGAACCTGCCTTGGGCCATGGAAATGACCGATGGCAAGCGGAAACTCATCAATGAAGCATTTCTGGTGACGCTGTTCCAGATCCTCGTCGATTCTCCTCAGATCACCGCCACCGAGGCATTACTGCGCGCCCAGGAGAAGGGTCAACTGCTTGCCCCGACCATGGGGCGCCAGCAGTCCGAATTCCTTGGCCGGATCACCGAAAGAGAGTTGGATATTCTGGCCATGGCCGGCGTGCTGCCCGAGCCGCCGCCGGAAGTTGCCGAGATCCTTGGCGACGGCGGGATCGAGATCGAATACACCAGCCCATTGTCGAGGCTGATGCGAAGCGAGGACGGTGTGGCGATCCTGCGCACCTTCGAACAACTGGCGCCGATGGCTCAGGCCGACCCGACCGTCTATGACGTGTTCGACACCGACGCCCTGCCGATGGAACTGGCCGAGATCAACGGCGTCCCGGCAAAGGTCTTGCGCAGCAAGGCGGAAATCGCCAAGATCAGGGAAGGCCGCAAGCAGCAGATGGCCATGCAGCAGATGCTGGAAGCCGCCCCTGTGGCTGCCGATGCGGCCAAGAGCTTGGCCGAGGCTGCAGCGACCGCTTCCAGTGTGCCCGCGGCGTTGCCGGGGATGGCGTGATGGAACATATCGAAATGGACATCGAGACCCGGAAATTGGCCATGGAGGGCCTGAAGGTCATCTGCGCCATAACCATAGTGGTCGCGCCAGTCCTGGTGTGGATTGCGCATAACATTGTGTGGGTGGGACCATGAACAAGGCTATTCCGGTCTTCCTGTTCGGGGTCGCCCCGGTCATTGTGTGGGTCTTGTTCGCCCTTAAGGAGTGGTTGCGGTGGGGTTGAAATCCGCAATTGCCAGAGTGCGCCGGCTGCGGGAACTGCGCGGGGCCTACCGCCGCGTCTTCCTCGGCCAGGACGGTAAGCCGACTGAAGATGGCCGCATCGTATTGGCCGAACTGCGCTACTTCTGCCATGGTGATAGGCCGACCCTCAAAACCAACATGAGCGGCATAGATGCCCACGCCAGCATTGCCGCAGCAGCCAGGCAAGAAGTGTTTTTCCGCATCTCCAAGGCCCTGAACTTGGATGATGGCGACCTCGACCGCATGGAGCGGTTGGCATACTCGAGCGATAAAGGAGAAGAATGATGGCAGACCCCGAACAGAATACCCCCCCGCAAGAATGGAGCACCGGCTTCGACGACGACACCAAAGGCTGGCTAACCGGCATGGGAGTGGACAAGCTTCCAGAACGCGACGCCCTGGCCAAGGTCATCCCCATGTACCGCAGCGCCGAGCAGAAGCTTGGCGTACCTGCCGACCAACTCTTGCGCCTGCCGAAAGACGACGACGACGCTGAAGGCTTCAAGGCGATCATGTCAAAACTCGGCGCCCCGGAGACGCCGGACGGCTACGGCATCAAGGTGCAGGACGGTCAATCTGACGAGTTCCTGAAGACCGCAACTGGCTGGTTTCATGAGTTGGGCGTGCCGAAGCGCCAGGCGGAGGGCTTGGCCGGCAAGTGGAATGAGTACATCACCAGCCAGCAGGTCGCCCGCGAAGAACAACTGAACACCAAGGCCGAGAAGGAAATCCAGGCGCTGAAAACCGAGTACGGTCAGGACTTCGATAAGAACGTCGAACTTGCCCGCCGGGTGCGGCGCGCGTCCGGCCTGACCGACCAGGAAGCCCAGCAGATCGAGGACACCATCGGCGTCGGCAGGGCGATGAAGATGTTCGCCGAACTCGGTAAGTCCATGGGCGAACATCGGTTCGTCGGAGGCGAAGGCTCCGGGCAGACTTTCGGCATGTCGCCAGAAGGCGCCCGCGCCCGCATCACCGACTTGAAGAAGGATGGCGCATGGATGTCGGCCTACCTGGCCGGCGATGCCGACAAAAAAGCCGAATGGACACGCCTGCATAATGTGGGCTATCCTGACGGCGTGTAACAGATCGACATGCCGGGGAGCGGCGAGAGCCGTCCGGTGACCGCCTAAAGTAGGCCGTCTGGCCGCAGCGAGATTGCGGCAAGAAGTGGTTCCGGGTAGCCGGGGAGGCCCTTCGAAAAGTGATTCATTAACTTTTTGGAGGACTCATTCATGAGCACCCAGATCACGACCGCCATGGTCGAGCAGTACAAATCCAACGTCCTGATGCTCGCACAGCAGAAGGGCAGCAAGCTGCGCGATACCGTCCGCAGCGAAATGGTCACTGGCAAGAATGCGTATTTCGAGCGTATCGGCGCAGTCGATATGGTTGATGCGACTTCCCGCCATGACGACACCCCGCAGATCGACACCCCGCACAGCCGTCGCCGTGTTTCGCTGGTGACTTCGCGCTTTGCCGATCTGATCGACAACGCCGACAAGGTTCGCACCCTGATCGATCCGACCTCCCCCTATGCCATGAACGCGGCATGGGCGGCCGGCCGCAAGATGGATGCGTCCCTGATCGCGGCCATTGCCGGAAACGCCTATGCGGGCGAAGCGGGCGGAACCACCGTTGCCCTGCCGTCCGCGCAGAAGGTTGCGGCTGCCTCCGCCGGCCTCACCGTGGCCAAGCTGCGCAGTGCCCGCGAAATCCTGCTCAGTGCCGACGTCGACCCCGAGAACCTGACCTGTGCAATCAACCCGGCCGGCCTGACCGACCTGTTGAGCGCGACGGAAATCACCTCGTCCGACTACAACACGGTCAAGGCGTTGGTTCAGGGCCAGGTGGATACCTTCCTCGGCTTCAAGTTCCGCGTGTCCACGCAAGTCACCGCGCTCAAGGCTTTCGTCTATGCCAAGAACTCGGTCGTGCTGGCCATCGGTTCGGAGCCGAACGTCCGCATCAGCGAGCGCGCCGACAAGAACTACTCGACCCAGGTTTTCGTCGAGATGGACATCGGTGCGACGCGGGTCGAGGACGAAGGCGTCGTCGAGATCAGCTACATCTAACCAGCCATAGAAAGGAGAAATTGATATGGCTACCGCAAACACCAAGAGCAAGACCGTCACCAACCTCGACGCCACGCCCAGGGTGATGAATCCCACGTATCTCATGGGCGGCATCCTCAAGGAGCAGGTCGGCACCGTGGAAATCGCCGCGGCTGATGACAACAACAGCGTCTATCGCGTCGGCCGGGTGCATTCGTCCTGGCGGATCAGCGAGATCATCCGCTACAACGACGCCATCACCTCCGGCGCCGACTTCGACGTGGGCCTCTACGACACCGCCGAGAACGGTGCGGCCGTCATCAACATCAACTGCTTTGCCGATGCCGTGTCGCTGGTCAGCGGCTCCGTCACCGGCACGCGCGATCTCTACGAAGCCGGCAGCGATGTCGGTGTCGAGGACATCGAGCAGCGGGTGTGGGAGATGGCCGGCCTGACGGAAGACCCCGGCAAGTTCGTCGATGTCTGTTACACCGGCGTCACCGTCGGCTCCGGCGCCGGCACGCTGTCGGTGAAAATCCAGTACGTGGAGTGATGTCGGAAGTCCACGAACTGTGGAACATCCTGGGCGGAAGGGGGGAAATCCCCTCCCGCTCGGGATGTTTTTCCGGCCCGCTGCTTGTCCTGGGCGGCGGTCGTACCGTGTGGGACGACTACGCCAAGGTCAGGCCGTGGAAGGGAGAAATCATGGCGGTCAATGACATCGGCGCGCATTTGCACGACCGCATCCGCCATTGGGTGACGCTGCACCCTGAATACTTTCCAGGCTGGCGGCACTACCGCGAAAAGCACAACTACGGCGATCGCGTTCCGCCGATGTGCCATTCCCAAAAGTCGCGCGAGGGGGTGGATGTGGCGTGGAACTTTGCCGCTGTCGGGGGAACGTCCGGACTGTTCGCCGTCAAGGTAGGGCTGCTGCTCGGCTACACCGAGATCGTCCTGGCAGGGGTTCCGATGACGGGCGACGGGCATTACTTCGACCCGCCGTGGTACAAAACCGAGTTTGCCGATCGCGCCAATGAAATGGAGTGGAAATCCGCCATTCGGAATTACTTCAATGGCCGGGTGACTTCCCTGTCCGGCAAGACCGCCGACTGGATCGGCAGCGCCAGGCTTGAACTGGTGAATTGTCAGCCATGATGATCGTCTGCGGAATTCTGGCGACATGGGTAATCCTGCTGGTTGTCATCTTCAGGACGGAGCCATGAATCCGACCGCGACGCATCTGCCTGTCTTCGAAAAGCTGTTCAAGGAGCATTTGATCGTCGATGTCCTGGAATTCGGGTGCGGGCTGTTCAGCACAAAGAAGTTCCACGACATGGGCTGCAACGTCACCAGCATCGAGATGCAGCACCAGGAATGGGCAGAGAACATCCACCGGGAACTGCCAGCCGTCGATGTCCGGCTTGCCTTGGGCGCGCAGGCGTGGCGTGAAGTCGACCTGAAACCGCGCTACGACCTGATCTTCGTCGATGGGCACGGGGATTCCCGGCCCGATTGCCTGATGTGGGCAAAGGCTCGTTCTGATTTGATCGTCGCCCATGACACCGAACACCCATATTACAAGTGGGAACGCGCCGACATGAGCGGCTTCGAAGTTCAGGTATTCAAGGATCTGAAGCCATGGACGACCGTCTGGACACGATCAGTCTGATCCTCCCGTATTGGGACCGCCAGGCCGCCGCCGATCGTGCTTTGTCTTTGCTGGCAGAGCATTACGTCGGCATCGACCTGGAGGTGATTGTCGTCGATGACGGCAACGCCGTCCCGTTCAAAGCCCCGGCGGATTACCCGCTTGATCTGCATGTGGTGCGGATGCCGAAGAAGGATCACCCGACGCCGCAGTCAGCCGCATGGAACGCCGGCGTGCGTGAATCTACAGGCGATGTCATAGCCCTGTCCTGCATCGAGATCCTGCATGTTGCGCCAGTGCTGGCCGATCTTGCCATGCAGCTTCAGGCCGTTGGGCGCAGCGGGTACGTCATGGCTTCGGCGTGGTGCCCGGAACGGCGTGAGTGGCATTGCAAGAGCGACGTAAGCACCTGGGACGGATTCCCGCCCGGCTTTGCCGGGGCCTTCCTCGGCTTGATGAATCGGGAACTGTTTGAACGTGTTGGCGGATTCGATGAGGCTTATCAGGCCGGTGCCGGGTATGAAGACCGGGACTTCGTTCGTCGTCTGCTGTCCGTTGGGGCGCGCTTCATGGTACGCGACGACCTTGTGGTGCATCATCCAAAGACCGGGGCCACGATCAAGTGGCCGGCAGAGGGCTTTGCCAGAAACAAGCGGATATTCGAGGGAAAATGGGTCAATTGAGCGTGGTCGTTGTCCAGACCGGAAACTATCTTGGCAGGGGGGCGGAATACGTCCGGAAGCTGCGCGCCAGCGTGCGGAAGCATTTGACCCTGCCGCACAAGTTCTATGTCGTCACCGATGACGCGGCCAGCCTCTATCGCGGAATGACGGTCAAGCCAGCCTGTCTTCCCGGCTGGTGGGAAAAGCTGCGCCTGTTCAAGCCGGGCATGTTCCCGGCTGGCCGCGTCCTATTCCTCGACCTGGACACCTTCATCATCGGCAACATCAACGACATAGCCAGCTATGATGGGCCTTTCGCCACGCTGCGGGACTTCTGGCGCGAGGACGGCTTGGGGCCTGCCGTCATGCTCTGGAATACCGAAGCAGAGCTTGGCATCTGGGAAGGATGGGAAGCTGCGGGAAAGCCGATGAAGCACGCCAACGGCGACCAGGGCTGGCTTGAACAGCATTACGGGCGCCGCAAGCCGGATATTCTGCAGGACAAGCATCCGGGACGCTTCGTATCCTACAAGACGCACTGCACCAACGGCGTGCCGGAAGGGGCAAGCGTGGTTTGTTTTCATGGAAAGCCTCGGCCGCATGAAGTAGCCGGCTGGGCCGGGGAGGTATGGAATGGCTAATACAGTCCAGATCGTCAATTCCGCATTGACCAAGCTTGGCGCCAAGCGCATCACGGCGCTGGCCGACAATCTCAAAGAGGCGCGGGAGATGAATGCCATCATCGACCTGCGCCGGGACGCATGCCTGCGCGCGCACAACTGGAGCTTTGCCATAGAGCGCACAAGTCTGTCGGCATTGTCGGTTGCGCCGGAGTGGGGGTATTCCGTGGCCTACCAGCTTCCGACCGACTGCCTGCGCGTGGTGCAAGTCAACGACACCTGGATCATTCCCGGTCTGTCGGACTTCATCGGAGGCCCTGACGAGGAGCCGTTCAAGATCGAGGGACGCAAGATCGTTACCGACTGGGCGTCTCCGCTCAAGCTCCGCTATATCAAGCGCGTCACGGACGCATCGCAGTACGATGCACTGTTTTCCGAATACTTCGCCACCGACCTGGCCTATCAGGCTTGCGAAGCCCTGACGCAATCGAACACCAAAGCCGAGAAG